GCAATTGCGTTGATTGGATTGTTTGCGTCAGCTGGATCAGAATAACCGTTTTCAGTTTTCATGACCTCGATGTCGTAGAAGCCGACATTGACTTGATCCGGGTCAAATGCGATGTTGCCCGGAAACTTTTCTTGAATGAATTGAGTAACGTAGTTCGTATTACCATACACCTTAAAGTTAGGCATATCTTTATAACGATCTACGAAGTCTTTAGCTTCTCGCATATCGTCCAGCTGAACGCCAGAAACCCTAGCACCGTCAAGTGCTAGAGTATCAGAACGCGGGTCTGGAACGAAAAGAGTTGGTTTGAACTTTACTCGTTCTTGAACTCGATGGCCATTTTTGTATCCACGATAAAGTAGACTATTGCCAAAGCGAGTTACGTTTGTATAAAATTCCAAGTGTTTACCTCCACATGATTAAGTATATTATACATCAGTCGTGTGCGAAAGTAAACCATTAAATGATAATTTTTTTGTCGGGAGTAATTACTTTAGAAAACATGTTCTGGTATTGGGTTTTCAGATCCTCAACAGGATCCACAATGAACATGACAAAGTTAGAGGCAATGGTCATACCTTTTGGAGCATTTGAGTACGCCATAAAAGGTGCTAGACCAAGAGAGTTTTGTTGAGTGGGAATAAGAATAGCAATGTCTGTTAGATTATAATGATCTGGACCACCAGATACTTCACACAGAAGTTCTTCACCAGTTGCTAGACGTACGATTTTGATATCTGACATAGTAGTCTCCATAATAAAAGGAAAGAGGGACCCGAAGGTCCCTCGAGTTATTTATCCAAAGAATTCATTATATTCTTCTTCGGTATATGGCCACATGGGATTAGTCCTTCTTGGAAACGAAAGAATACATCTCTTTGGCTTTTTCCATTAGTTCATCCATTGAGTACATCTTGTACATGCCTTGTACTTCCTCAACAGATTTTCTACCTGCTTCTAATGCTTTTTCAGCAAATTCAATGTTCATGTGATACTGTGTATCCATGTACTCTTTTGCGAGTTGAAGCATTTCTGCACGGATTTCAAATGGGTTTTTGTTCGACATAATAGTCTCCTTTTCTGTGTGTGTATGTGTCTAATATAGACTTATGTTTTGCAGATGCATCAAAGAATGCTGACAATAGTACCATTATGGTAAGTATTATCTTGTCCTTAAAGCACCACCTTTCCATTCATCAACCTGCGTTGACGACGTTCTAAATCGACTAAATCGGTAGACTTTGAAAGATATTCTTCTTCTGCCTTACGTCTCCAGTCGACACTATTAATTGAAAACAAGTTAAAGAACCAGCTAATCATCGCTCGATCTCCTTGAACTTTCCTAAACGAATCATTTCCATAATATGAGATAATGACTCTTTTGGGTATTCTCTTTGGAGCATACGAGCTACTTCGTATTCAGCTTGTCTCGATCTTGCTTCAATTAAACTATTCAGAATCTTCGCAAAGAAGTTCTGGGTTTTTATTGCTAATGCGGTCATGTGTGTTATCCTCGTTATAACCAATGTTGATTTTACGAGGACGCTTCTCTTCAGGAAGTACTACCTTCAGTTGGATCGCAAGGACGCCATCCTGAATATCAGCTCCGTGTACTTGTACGTATTCAGACAGCCTAAACGTACGATGAAATTTCTTGGCCGAAATACCCTTGTGGATATATTCACGACCAGCTTTTACATGTTCGCCCTTTACACTTAATGTGCGGTCATTTACTTCCACTTCAATCTCGGCTCTCTTAAAGCCAGCAACAGCAAGCTCGATCAAGTAATCATGATCGCCGAGTTTTACAATGTTGTGAGGTGGATAGTGATCATTTGCGTGACGAGCTGCTCGATCGAGTTCGTCTAACATATGGTCAAAGCCAACAAATGATGCACGTGGGAATAATTGCTTTACGCCTGTCATAGGTATCTCCTTTGTTTTAAAGCAAGATTAATATGCGACCGGACCATCCGCATCGCAGTTTTATTTATATGACTTATTTAGATTTTTTCTGTTGATCAATCCATTTTTTAGCGTTACGATCTTTTGGCTCAGTCTTAGACCATGCCGAGATCTTACGATAAGCATTAAGTAC